TTAAAGAATATTCCAGATGTATGTGTAAGACACATGATACTACAAGTGCTTGCTTACATGTGGGTAATTGCCTTCTTTGTGGCAGTCGGTTCTTGGTCAGGCTTCCTGTGGTCAATGCTAGGACACATAGCCTTGCTGTGTGCCTTGGCAGTCACAGTAGCTACATACAAAGTTGCGGAGAAAAACCCGCAGATATTTATTGAGTGGGGATACAATCCCCAACCTAACTTAGGCAGACGTATGGATGGAGAGCATGAATGATGCTTAAACAAAAAGTTAAATACATCAGTAGGAAAAGAAAAGGATATATATATCCCATGAATACAGAAACACTAAAACTAAGTGACTACGAACTAGGATACTTGACAGCATTCAGTCATCAGAGTTATGATGATTGGCTTAACTATAACAGAGAGCCAGAGGATACATGGTATGGAATACAAGTAGGCGACAGAATGTTTGACATAAACCTATGGCGTGACGAAGCCGAAGATACTGTGTATTGTTCTGCGTATGAGTGTTACAAGGCAGAAATAGATGACGAACACTGGACAGTTAACTCAGACCAAAGATATTTTTTATGGAAAAGAGAGGATGCATAATGATGCAGTTTGAACTACCACTAGACCATGAACCCTGTCTAAATCATTTGGCAATTTTGATGGCAAATGAAGATGTTGAAAGTGGGGACTGCTTGAGTTGGTATGCCGCATACGAAAGCGCATGGGATTATCTTGAGGAAAATTTATGAAAAGAGAGGATGCATAATGATGCAAGCAATATTAATTAACCCATTCGATAAGACTATCGAAGAAATAGAATACTCTGGAGATTGGAGAGACATATCCTCTTTGATAGAGTGTGACATGTTTACTGTTGCCTACTTTGATGACACTGATGACAGTGTATATGTAGATGACGAAGGGCTGTATGTAGAGAACCAAGCGTTCTTCACAATCGGAAATTGCCCACAGCCACTAGCAGGGCGTGGTCTTCTGCTAGGCACAGATGAAGAAGGTGACAGCACAGACTGTAAGACTACGCTTGAGGAAGCCAAAGCTATGGTGCAGTTCTTAGGAACTAATCCTGCTAATGCTCCCGAAGCTGGCTTTACAGTTATAGGATTTGATTGGTAAAAGGAGAGAGACTATGCCAAATTGGTGTGAAAATTATTTAGTAATTAAAAGTGAAGACAAAGGCTACTTGCAGATGTTGTATAACAAACTGCGAGCAGATGAAGCAGAGTTCCTTCCTGTACTAAGACCTGTACCTGCAGGTAAGACAACTTGGTCTAACTGGAGTGGTGAGGGCGAAGTAACTAAATCACTTAATGGCGAGTGGGATTGGGATTGGTGCGTCACCCATTGGGGAACTAAGTGGGACATAGAGTGCTACGACGCATCTCTTGATGATAACGTGCTAGAGGTATCTTTTAACTCTGCATGGTCGCCGCCTGTTGAAGCGTTGCAGTATGCTGCGGAGAGAAATAACTTTGTGTTCTCTTTGCTGTATTACGAGGGCGGCATGATGTTTGTAGGACATGCGACTGAAGACAAGGATGATTGTCACAGCTACACCTACGAAAAACATCCTGAGAATGAAGTTCCAGACTATCTGCTGTATGAGTTTCCCTGTATCGAAGAAGACTATGAATACTTTTTAGCGGAGAAAAAGGAGTCAGAGGATGATAACCTTTGTGCGGCTATCGCCTAGAAAAAAATACCTAGCCAAGGGTGTCCTAGAATACGACATGTGGGTCGAGTTTGATGCCAGCGAAATACCTGCAGGGATGGACGAGTATGAGTATGCTCGTCACCTAGCAGACATGGGGAAATGGCACGAAGAAGAGCCAGTGTCAGGTGACTTTCGTGTTACCTCAGTGGATAAAATCGAGGAGTAAAAAATGGTTGACATACCCTTCAGTATCTCTTATACTGAGATAGTAATAATGCTTGGCGTTTGGCTTAACGCATTGATTAATTTATACAATTTCACTAACAGAAAGAAGTGACATGACTAATAACAGATACGAAGTAACTTTTGTAATCGAAACAGATGCAGAGGATGTCGGACGATTGCCGTGGTATCCTCTCATAGGTGATGATGTAATGCCTGTCGATTGGCTTGAATACATAAGAGTGCGACAGCTTGCAGACACGGAGTTGAATCTAAAAGATTTAACACCTGAAGATAGCATCACTATGATTGACATGACATATCAGGCTACCAAAGAAGACAAGCCTGTTGATTACATCAAGCTGGTGGTAGACAATGACAGACAAGATACCGAAGATAAACCCGATAGTAAAGACCCTGCGGAGTAATCGGTATGCCCCGAAGAAAGTCCACCCCAAAAAAGGAAAAGGCTCTTACGACAGGCAGAAAGAAAACAAGACAGATGCACATAGAGATGTGGATTGATGTGCCTGTTAGTGAGAACCCACATCCAGTTCATTGGAACTGGAAAGAAATATCAGGATACGAACCTGTATTTCAAGTGATACGTGATGTGCCTGAGAGTGAAAGGATTACAAAACATGGCAAACAAACACAAGAGAATGGCTAAGAAATGGCATGAAGATTGGATTGGCAGTGATTGGTATTACCAAACAAAAGGTAGCTACCACTACGCCACCAACAGCAAACAGAATATATTCTGGAGAAACAAAAGGTTAGGTAAAGAGTGGGAACACGAGGAGATTTGGAACACATGAGCAACCTAGGAATGATAGTTTTTGTAACCATATTTATTATTATTTATTTAGTGGGGCAGGGATGATAGCAGAGGCATTAGTGTGTCTCGCACTGAACATCTACCACGAGGCAAGAAACCAGCCTACGCTAGGGCAGATAGCCGTGGCGCAGGTTGTTGTTAACAGAGTTAATGATAGCAGATACCCAAATAATATATGCGACGTTGTGTATCAGGGCTTGCATTATGAGAGCGGACATCCTATAATACATAAGTGTCAGTTCAGTTGGTATTGTGATGGCAAGTCCGACAAACCAAAGGACGAAGAAGCATACCAATACTCTATGAAGATAGCCAAGAATGTTATCATGGGTGATAGCTTTGGACACCTAGATGGTGCGACACATTATCACACGATAGATGTAGCCCCTTCATGGGCTTCTGGTAAGAAGTTTATCGTCAGAATAAATGACCATATTTTTTACAGGTGGGATTAAATGTTTGAGAAATCATCAGCCTTATTAATCATCTGTGAAGAAGAAAAAGACATACCAACTAGATTAGTTGCGGAAGCTTTTGTTCGCAGACCTGTGATAGCTGTGAGTGTTGCAGGTAACAGGACGCTACTGGTAGCTGACAATGGTGATGGTATGTCTATAAACGAGGAGGCAACGCACGTATATAACGAGGGTAAATACAATGCTCTTGGATTTATATACGGCAATGCCTACTTGTTGGAAAGGAATATACAATGGGTTTAAAAATAATCAGGCGGTCTATGCTAACAGGAGAAATCTATGCCATGTTGTTACCTGTTACATACGAGCAGTTAAAGAGATGGCAGTCTGGCACAGACCCAGAAGTTTGTTTTCCTGATTTAAGTTTTGAGGAGAAAAGGTTTATCGTTAGTGGCATTGTACCACACGAGGACGCAGACGTTGCTTCCTTTGAAAAAGAGTTTGACGATAACCTTATCGTTCACTAGCTATGGAAGACAGAATGAAAAATCTATGGGAGAAAGACAGGAAGGTTGTGTTCCGTGAGTTTTATCATCAATACTTAGATGAGGGATACAACCACAAGGAAGCAAAGAAACTTGCTAAAGAAGAGGCAGATGAGTTATACGGCGAGGCTGTGGAGTTTGCCTTTGAGGTAGCAGATGCGGAGCATAACTATGACTAAACTAGAATTAAGTATATTGCAATCAGACGAAGTAACGCACGAGAATCTATGTAGATTGTGGGAAGCAATCAAAGATGACCTAGAAAACTTGGGTGATGATATAGAGGGCGACGACAGGGTAGCTAACCTACAACTACTACAGGCGATAGAGCATGTGGTGTATGGTGTGTATGGCATAGAACTCTTGGATGAAATCAAAGAGAAGTTTAACAAGCCGTTGCTAGACTCTGACACAGACGAGCGTCCGTGGTTCTACGATGGATTCGGATGTATGCGTAGCAAGAAAGACGGAAGTGTGTGGCATGATTAAAGACCCAGAGGAGCGTAAGATGCGTAAGAAAGCAATCAAGTTGCAGAATGAAACTACAAGTGGCTTCAAGAGGATGCCCTTCAAAGAGGCTATGAAAAAGATTAGAGAGACACAAGAAGCCAAAAGAAATCCAACCGAAAACTTTACGAGGTATTAAATGACAAAGTATTTTTTCAAAGGCAAGGACGGAGTTAAGCCTCTGTCTGACGAGGGAACGCTGTCTGAATTTATGGACAGACGCAGCACTGTAGCCACAGCTATGGGCTTCAGCACAAAGGTTGTAAAGGATACGCTGCGTGTGTATTTAGGTGATGAGTTTGTGGGCGAATACTTACCACAATATCATAAAGCAGTAAAGAATGGCTAGGTCAGTCGAGTATATCAAACAGCGATACGAAATATTAACTAAACTTTTGGAGAAAGAATTTCCAGAAGAGGTTGACAATGACAAAAAAGCTGATACAATTACGGCGAATCAAACAATGACGGAGAGATTAAATGCAGTTAGACGAAATCAAAAGCAAACTGATTAGACATACTTCATGTGACAAGTGTGGTTCATCAGATGCTAATGCGTTATACGAAGATGGAAGTCAGTGGTGCTTCTCATGCGAGACTTATAGTCACCCCGACAAGGAAAGGAATAGTGTTGTGATACAACAACAGCCAAGACAAACACAGATGTTGTCGATAGGTATTACAGAGGCATTGAGTGAGCGAGGTATCAACGAAGATACTTGCCGCACCTATGGTGTTACCATTCAAAACAACAAACAGATTTATCCTTACTACGACCAGAGTGGTAAGCATGTAGCTAACAAGGTCAGACATCCTGACAAGAACTTTCATTCGGAAGGACAGCTACCACCTGCAGGATTGTTCGGGCAGCAACTGTTCCAACAGTCAGGCAAATACATTACAATTACCGAAGGCGAAATTGATGCCATGTCAGCATATGAAATGCTTGGCAGTCGATGGGCAGTGGTGTCTATCAAGAATGGCGCACAATCTGCAGTCAAGGATGTCAAGGCTCAGTTTGAATACCTCAATAGGTTTGAGAACATCGTGCTGTGCTTTGATGCAGACGAGCATGGACAGAAGGCAGCAAATGCTGTAGCCCAAATCTTTGAGCCTAACAAGTGTCGTATCATGCACCTTGCCATGAAGGACGCTAACGAGTATCTGAAGGCTAACCAACGTGAACTATTTACTAAGGCGTGGTGGGAAGCCAAGCCGTATACTCCTGCAGGTATTGTAAACCTCAAGAACTTTGATGGTCTTTACGACAAGGACAACAGGGAGACTGTTCCATATCCTTACAAAGGATTGAATGACATGTTGTATGGCATGAGGACAGGTGAACTTGTTACCTTCACTGCAGGGACAGGGGCAGGTAAGTCTAGTATCATCCGTGAACTAGAACACCACCTACTAAACAACACTGATTCCAACATTGGTATCATCAGTCTCGAAGAGAACATCAAGCAGACTATCTTCCACCTCATGTCTGTGCAAGCGAGCAAACGTCTATACATTGACGAGGTTCGGGACACAGTTCCAGAAGAACTGCTGCGAGAATACGAGAGGGCAACCGTAGGGACAGGGCGTGTGTTCGCCTTTGACCACTTTGGTTCTATCCAGACTGATGAGATACTGGCTCGTGTTCGTTACATGATTAAGGCACTTGACTGTCGCTACATTATCATTGACCATCTCTCGATACTTGTATCGGGTCTTGAAGGTGACGATGAGCGTAGGAACATCGACAAGATGATGACACAGCTACGCTCACTAGTCGAAGAGACACAGTGTTGTATGCTTCTTGTATCACACTTGCGCCGTGCTAATGGTGACAAGGGACAGGAGCAAGGTGTGCAGATTAGTCTGTCTATGCTGCGTGGCTCACATAGTATTGCACAGTTAAGTGATGCTGTGATTGCAATGGAGCGTGACCAACAGGCATCTGACCCTATCGTATCCAACACCACGACCATCCGTGTTCTGAAGAACAGGTATGCAGGTGAGACAGGTATTGGGACATACTTACTATACGATAGAGAGACAGGACGTATGACTGAGATTGACGACCCTAATGCAGAAGACTTTGAAACCATAGACGTAGAGGAGTATTTATAATGACACTTAAACCTGCAACAGCAGACAGAAAGAAGTTTGACCTTGACCTACAATACGGACAGGTTCGGGAAGACATTGTATCCGACATGCTTCAGAATAAAAAGATTGAAGTAAAATCTGAGCGAGGCATGTGGATGGATACAGGTAACATATGTATTGAGTATCAATGTTATGGTAGACCATCAGGTATCACCACAACAGAAGCCGACTATTGGTTTCACAACCTGTGCATCAACGAAGATATTTTTGCCACGCTTGTTTTTAAGGTTGACAATCTAAAGAAAATCATAGATAATCTTGACAGTAAACGAAGCGTATCAGGCGGCGACCACAACGCATCTCGTATGTGGCTTCTGAATATACAGAAGTTATTCGCCAAAGATTTTTTGAAAGTGTACAAGGATGAAGCGACTAGTAGTTGATATTGAAACAGATAGTTTAGATGCAAAAGAAATCTTTTGTGTCGTAGCAAAGGATATAGATGATGGAAGAATTTATACATACAGTCCGACAAACATTCAACACTGTAAGGTTGTCATCGAAGAGGCTGATATTATTATTATGCACAACGGCGTTTCTTTTGATGCTCCTACTCTCAAGCGCATATTAGGTATTGACATACCTCTTGCAAAGATACGTGACACATTACTACTATCACAGATGGCTGACCCCATGCGTGAGAATGGTCACTCGCTAGATGCTTGGGGAACTAAGCTAGGATTTAATAAGATTGAGTTTAATAACTTTAGTGCATACTCAGACGAGATGTTAAAGTATTGCATACGAGATGTAGAACTTACAGAGAAAGTTTACAAGACACTTGTGCCTGAACTTAAAAAGTTTAGCGCACGTTCTATTAAACTAGAACACCAAATCAGGGCTATCATAGATAGACAAGAAGCTAACGGCTTCACACTTGATGAGCCGAAGGCTATGCAGTTGTTGTCTAAGTTGAAAGACGAATCTGAGAATATTAAGAATGACTTACAGGAAGTATTTAAACCTATAGTTGAACATAGATATTCTGAGAAGACAGGTAAAAAATTAAAGGATAAGGTTACTGTATTTAATCCTGCGTCACGCAAACAGATTGCAGAACGCCTGATGGATTTAGGATGGAAGCCTGACAAACACACAGAAAAAGGACAGCCGATAGTTGCGGAAGAAGTCCTTGAGAAACTAGACATACCAGAAGCACAGTTAATTGCTAGGTATTTGTTATTGGAGAAACGAGCATCACAGATTACTTCTTGGCTAAAGGCTGTAGGGGAAGATGGTAAGGTGCATGGCAAGGTGTTAACACTACGAACCATCACAGGACGTATGGCTCACACATCACCTAACATGGCACAAGTACCTGCTGTGTACTCACCATATGGAAAGGAATGTAGAGATGTCTGGATTACTAGCAGTGATTCTAATATTCTTTTGGGTAGTGACGCAAGCTCGTTAGAGTTGCGAATGCTTGCTCACTACATGAATGACAGAGACTTCACACGAGAGGTTGTAGAGGGTGATGTTCACACCGCCAACCAACGTGCGGCAGGACTACCGACCAGAGACAACGCAAAGACTTTTATATATGCGTTTATCTATGGTGCAGGTGCTGCAAAGATTGGACAGATTGTTAACGGCACAGCTAGGGATGGTCAGACGCTGATTAACAATTTCCTACATAATATGCCAGCGTTAAGGACGCTACGTCACAAGGTTGACAAGCTTGCCTCACGAGGGTATATAACAGGACTTGATGGACGCATACTACGTGTTCGCCAAGCCCACGCTGCAATGAACCTGTTACTACAAGGTGCAGGTGCTATTGTATGCAAAGAGTGGTTGAAGTTTATTACAATCGAAGCCACGAAACGTAAGCTTAACTATAAACTTGTTGCAAGTATACATGATGAATATCAGTTTGATGTATGTAAAGAACACGCAGAAGAACTAGGAACAGTCACAGGACTTGCAATGAAGCTTACAGAAAAATCTCTAGGCGTAAGATGCCCACTTGATAGTGAGTATAAGCTTGGTAAAACTTGGGCAGAAACACACTAGAAAAAAAATGCTTGACTTATTATTTGAGTTGAGTTACTATAGTAGTTGTTGGCATGGTGCTGACAACATTGAATCCAAAACGGAGATAAAACGAAATGACAGTTATTACTGGTAAAGCATACTGGGCGCATGTCCAAAACCCTAACACATCATTTGAGCCTGAGTACTCAATCGACATTTGTGTTGATGACAACAATCGTGCAGCTATTGAAGCTGATGGATTGACCATCAAGAACAAAGGTGACGAGCGTGGAGACTTCATCCACATCCGTCAACGTGTCGCAAGGCGTGATGGTACACAGAATGATGCACCTATAGTTGTAGACGCACAAAAGAATCCTACCGACAAACTCGTTGGTAATGGTAGTGTTGTTAATGTTCTATACTCTCCTTATTCTTGGGAGATGAACGGCAAGGCAGGTGTTACACCTATCCTGAAGAAAGTTCAGGTTGTTGACCTTGTATCTTATGGCGAGGATTTTGATGCGGTAGAAGGTTATACCGAAGCATCCTCTAATCATGTACCTAGTGACGAAGTTCCCTTCTAAATATTAGGTATCACGGGACAGAGTATCTGAGTTGGCTCTGAACGATAGCTACGAGGACGGGGATGCTATCACTTCTTAGGAGATTATTACATGTCAATATATACTTCAGGTGTTGCAGAATTATTTTCAGTGGGTGTGCTAGGATTTATCTTAGGCTACGGCTTTCCTCGTGCAGAATGGCTGAAAGAAATGCAAGCAAGATTTATTAACTTGATACACAAATATTTTATTAGATAAGATGAGTGATATACATAGCACGATTCTTACCTGCGTTGTGTTATTTTTAATAGCACTCGTAGTTTATTGGGATAATATAGAATGACAAAGAATATAGATACCCTTATACCTGACATCTACAATATGCTAGAGCAGGGTGTGGATACAGACAATGCTGAGATGGATGAGTTCTTAGATGACTTTGCATCACAGGTGCGTGAAGCTGCGTCCATAATACTTCAAGAGGGAAAGCGTGAAGGTAAGACGAACTTACGCTTATCTCAAATCGGTAAACCAGACCGTCAAATATGGTACGGAGTAAAGGGTGTCGAAGGACAGCCTCTCAGTGGACAAACCAGAATTAAATTTTTAATGGGGCATCTACTAGAGGCTGTTCTAATTATGTTGACCAAAGCTGCAGGACATTCAGTCGAAGCTGAACAGGAAGAGGTTACAGTAGAAGGTGTGTTAGGACATCAGGACTGTATCATTGATGGTGTTCTTACAGACATAAAGTCTGCATCGTCTTTTGCCTTCAAAAAGTTTAGAGACAATAAGCTTACTGAAGATGACCCCTTTGGTTACATCGCACAGATTAGTGCATATGCCACACGCAGAGGTGACAAGGAAGCTGCCTTCTTTGCTATCGACAAGAACAGCGGGGAGTTAGCTATCACTAAGGTACATGATTTAGAAATGATAGACGCTAATGCTCGTGTCAATTATCTAAAAGGTATTATGGACACAGACACACCACCACCTAGATGTTACAATGACGTACCTGATGGCAAGTCAGGCAACCGCAAACTGACCACAGGCTGTACGTATTGTGGGTATAAGACAAGGTGTTGGGATAACCTACGTGCATTTAAGTATTCAAATGGTGTCCGTATATTAACACATGTAGCCAAGACCCCTGATGTAGAGGAGGTTGCAGTTGGCTAGGAAAAACTTCTATAATAGAAAATATAAAAACGGATACAAGTCAATCTCAGAATGTAAGGTAGCAGATATGCTAAACGATAATCGTGTGGTGTTCCAATACGAGCCTATGAAGATTGATTACGAGTGGAGAGAAGAAAAGAGTTACACGCCTGACTTTGTTCTTCCTAATGGGGTTATGTTAGAGGTAAAGGGCGTACTGTTTATTGAGCATAGAAAGAAACACCTGTTCATTAAACACCAGTATCCAGAACTAGATATTCGGTTTGTGTTCGACAACCCTAATAAGAAACTTAGAAAAAATGGGAAGATGACCCACGCCGATTGGTGTGAGCGTTACGGCTTTAGATATTGCAAGTTATCTGATGGCATCCCAGAAGAATGGCTTGACAATCAATATGAAACCGACTAATATAAATGTAATTACAGACGAGTTTAGACCAGATGTATCATCGCCAGAGAAGTCTCTCTTCTTGTGTGTGATACTACAGGCGTTGCTTGATGCAACAAAACCTGAGTATGCAGGTGAGCCTAAGAATGTTATGATAGAACGTGACAGAGCAAAGGCGTGGTTCTTTGCATCGTATGGTACAACAGCGCAGGACTTTGAAGAAGTGTGCGACCATGCAGGGGTAGACCCCGAATACATGAGAGACTTTGCTTACAAAGTATTGAAATCAGGAGAGGTAGAATATGTCAGAAAGAGAATCAATGCAGTCCTTGGACATGGTAAATAACCCTACGCACTACAATGCAAAAGGTGTAGAGTGTATAGATGCTATTGAAGCGTCTATGTCTAAGGACGAGTTTAAGGGATACCTAAAGGGTAACGTGATGAAATATATGTGGCGTTACGACTACAAAGGTAAACCTGTGGAAGACTTGAAAAAAGCTGAGTGGTATTTGAAAAAGCTTATTGCTTCTGTAGAAGAGCCATGCTATAATTCGAGTTCTGTTTCGTCAATAGACGACAAAGATTATGTAGATATTGTGAGAGGAAAGATACCACTATGGAAGAAACAAAGATGAACACCGCATTACCAACAGACTACCAAACTTTTATAGCGACTTCACGTTACGCCCGATGGATAGAAGACGAAGGACGCAGGGAGACTTGGGACGAAACAGTTCAAAGATTTATGGATAATATAGTTAATGATGTAGACATCGACACGAAGGACAAGCGTGATATACACGAAGCAATTCTTTCTTTACAGGTGATGCCTAGTATGAGAGCATTGATGACCGCAGGGGCAGCTTCTGAAAGAGATAACACATGTGTATATAATTGTAGCTATCTACCTGTAGACCATCCTCGTGCCTTTGATGAGGCTATGTTCATCCTGTTGTGTGGTACAGGCGTAGGCTTCTCTGTTGAAAGACAGTCCATACAAAAGCTTCCTGTTGTACCAAATGACTTACAGGATGTAGAAGATACTATTGTAGTGCAGGATAGTAAAGAAGGATGGGCGAGGGGTTTGCGTAAGCTTATCTCTCTACTCTATACAGGGGAAATACCTAAGTGGGACTTAACTAAAATACGTCCTGCAGGTGCAAGGCTAAAGACATTTGGTGGAAGAGCCAGTGGACCAGAGCCTCTTAATGATTTGTTTAACTTTGTTATCGGTAAGTTTAAAGGTGCGGCTGGGCGTAATCTCAACAGCGTAGAGTGTCACGACATCATGTGTAAGATTGGTGAGGTGGTAGTTGTTGGTGGTGTACGCCGCAGTGCGATGATTAGTTTATCAAATCTATCTGATGACCGAATGCGTCACGCTAAATCTGGTCAGTGGTGGGAGAACGAAGGACAACGTGCCTTGTCTAATAACTCTGTTGCATATACTGAGAAGCCTGATATGGAAACTTTCTTGCGTGAGTGGACTGCTCTTGTGGAATCTAAGTCTGGCGAGCGTGGTATCTTTAGTCGTGATGCGGCAGACAAGCATGTAGCTCGTAATGGTAGACGTAAAACTGGTATGGCTTGGGGGACTAACCCTTGTAGTGAAATCATCCTGCGTCCTAATCAGTTCTGTAATCTAACAGAAGTCGTGGTTCGTCCTACTGATACAGAAAAGACATTGGCTAATAAGATTAAGCTGGCTACAATATTAGGCACAATTCAATCTACCTATACACATTTACCTTACTTACGTCCTGTATGGCGTAAAAACACTGAAGAAGAAAGGCTGTTGGGTGTAAGCCTGACAGGTATTATGGATAATGAACTTACATCTAGACCATCTGAAAACTTACTGGAGAAGCTTCGTGATACTGCTGTACAGACAAACAGCAAAACTTCTGAGCAACTTGGAATTAATCCATCTGCGTCCATCACCTGCGTCAAGCCTAGTGGCACTGTATCGCAGCTTGTTGATAGTGCCTCTGGCATCCATGCTCGTCATAGTGACTACTATATCCGCACTGTACGGGGTGATAACAAAGACCCTCTCTCGAAATTCTTAACAGACGTAGGCGTTCCATCAGAGGCGTGTGTAATGAAGCCAGATAACACAACTGTCTTCAGCTTCCCTATCAAAGCCCCTGATGGTGCTGTCACTCGTAATAACATGACAGCCATAGAACAGCTTGAACTGTGGAAGACATACGCATTACATTGGTGTGAGCATAAACCATCCGTTACAATTACTGTACGTGATGAGGAGTGGCTTAAAGTAGGGGCGTGGGTATACGATAACTTTGATATATGTTCAGGTGTATCCTTCTTACCCCACACAGATTATGTCTATGCACAAGCACCTTATCAGGACTGTGATGAGAAGACATACCTTGAGGCATTGTCTAAGATGCCCTTGTCTATTGACTGGACACAGCTTGCATCCTACGAAGTAGAGGATAACACAGCAGGGTCACAGACGTTAGCGTGTTCTGGTGACTCTTGTGAGGTTGTGGATATTAATAGTTAAGGAGATTACATGTTACTAGAAGCACTTACAAAAAAACTAGAAGGTGACATTGCTGTCGCCAAAGCAAACATAAACGTATACCTAGACCAATCTGTTGGTATCGGAGAACACCCTGATATTATCGGGGCTATCGAAGGAGAGATTGAAAAGATTGCATCTGCAGACGAGAAAATAAAAACTATAGAAAATTATTTTGGTTGACATACTAATTTTAATTTAGTATAATTATTGTGGTAGCTGGCTGTGCCTCCTTTCCTCTCTCTCTAGGTCAGCTACCGCTTTATTTTTTTTTTAGGAGAACGCTATGAAAACATGGACATTAACGTTTAACACAGAAGAACTTAACATTATTATGGCAGGTCTTGGAGAGTTACCAGCTAAAGTATCTATTGATGTTATTAAAAAAATACAAAGCGTAGCACAAACAACGACACCAGAAGATTTGGAATCTATAGATTTACCTGACGATGTTTAATAAAAAACCTACAATCTATATAGGTTATGACCCTCGTGACCATCAGGCTTACGAGGTTTTGATGTGTTCAATAAGAAAGTATTGCGATAAGTTTCCTATCGTACCTCTGATAGAACCTGCGCTGCGTCGTGCAGGACTATTCCGTAGAACTATTTTTGTTGATGAGAGTAATCCTCGACAGAAGATAGACTACTTTGATAGGAAACCATTCAGCACTGACTTTACATTCACAAGATTTTTAGTACCTGCTTTAAATCAATACACAGGTCTTGCATTATTTATGGACGCTGATATGTTTGTACGTGCAGACATCGAACAAATCTTTGACCAGTATGGTAGCAGGAAAGATTATGCAGTCTCTTGTGTTAAACACAAGTATACCCCTGATGTAGGCAAGAAGATGGACGGAGTTGTCCAGACACAATATCATAGAAAGAACTGGTCTAGCTTTATGCTATTCAACTGTGACCACGAGAAAACAAAAGAGCTTACTGTTGATGATGTTAACCTGAAGTCTGGTGGTTGGTTACATAGATTGTCTTGGCTACAAGACGATGAGATAGGAGATATACACGAAGAGTGGAACTGGCTGGACGGACACAGTCCTGCAAACATAGAAGCAAAGAACGTACACTTCACCACAGGTGGTCCTTGGTTTGATAAATGGGAAGCTAAAAGAAAAATAGACGAGGAGTATTCCTTTGAATGGAAACTATTCCAAGATAAAATATATACAGAAAAATTAATGGAGTCACTTGGATGAGTAAATATACTTTTGTAACAGCTTTTAACAAAGAGCATTTTGATTTGTATGCAAAGCAAATGCTAGAGTCAGTTGTAGATAACTGGAATCCAGATGACTTTAGATTGGTCGTGTATTATGATGGCTTTGGTTCTGAGAAACCAGACGTACCAGAGGCAAGCTTTATTGAATACAGAAACCTAGACAAACTAAAAGCTAGAGAAGATTTTATAACTCGTAACAAAGATAAGAACGGGCGTTACGCAGAAGCACCTTACAACTATCGAATGGATGCTATAAGATTCTGCCACAAAGTATATGCTTATACAGACTTAGCTTACGAACTTATAGACCAAGAAAATACGGACTGGTTAGTTTGGTTAGACGCAGACACAATTACGACTACAAAGTTTACAGCAGAGGACGCTGCTAAAATATTACCAGATGATAGTGATGTAGTTCATCTTGGTCGTATTGATATTGACTACAGTGAAACAGGTTTTGTTGGCTGGAACATGGCTATGCATAACGCAGTATCTATGCTCGTAGATATTAGAGGTGCGTACGACACGAATGAGGTACTAGCCTATCGTGAATGGACAGACTCTTTTGTATTTGAACGTTTGTTAAACATATACAAAGCACATGGAACTAAAACACATAACCTATCAGAGGGTGTGCGTGGACTAGCAGTCTTTGAAAACTCTGTTCTAAAAGATTACTTCATACATAACAAAGGAAATCTAAAATACGATAAGCCTAAGTTAGACACAGTATCTAAAGATATTCAAGGACCAAAAAGATATAAACAACTAGCAGATATAGTTCGTAGTTATAGTGAAGGACTGTCCTCTTTCTCTATTGTTGAGACAGGAACTTGGAATGGTGGCAGGGCTATTGAAATGGCTCTAGCTGCTTTCGAGAATGTAGACACTGTTCATTATCGTGGCTTTGATTTGTTTGAGGATGCTACTGAAGAGACAGATAAAATTGAGTTAAACATAAAGGAACACAACACATACAATGCGGTTAGCAACAGGCTAAGACAATTCTCTCAGAAGATGAAAGAGAACGGCAAGGGATTTACATTTACCTTGTACAAAGGTGATACAAAAAGCACTATGGAATCTCATCAGTTTAATGATGTAGACCTTGCGTATATCGATGGCGGTCATTCTTATGACACAGTTTCTAGCGACTACAAATATCTTAGACAAGTACCAGTGGTTGTGTTTGATGATTACTATAGCTTTCACGACAAAGAAAAGGAAGTTCCAGAAGAACACTCAGGTATTATCAAAACATTTAAGGAAGCTGCAGAAAGAAATAAATATGTTTTACCTTCTGGTGACATGACAGCATTTGGTTCTCATGTTCATCTAGCTGTGCTTCTTAAAAAAGAAGCAAAAGAATTACCGCCAGAACTAACTAGAACTCCAATACTTGTTAAACCTAAAGACTGTGTTTCTAGCGACTACATACGTAGCAACATAAAAGAAAACATACAGCTTATCAATAACTATGATTTAGTAAAGAAGTATAAACCTACAGACGACCACGTAGCTGTTGTATCTGGAGGTGTAATAGATTTTAAAAACTTAAAACGTGTAAAGAAAAAATACAAAGCAAAAATTTGGTGTGTTAAACACGCACTACCCAAACTTATCGAACAGGATATTATTCCTGATGCTTGTGTTGTCTTAGACCCTAGACCTATTGATGGTATAAGCACACATGGTATAAAAAGAACTGAACTATTTAAAACAATACCAGAAGAAACTATATTCTATATTGCTTCAATGACAGACCCCTCTGTTACTCGTCACATTATGAGTAAGACAGATAAGATACTTGGCTTCCATGCTTTCACAAATGGTATTCGTGATGAATCAATAAAAGATAAAATAGTCATTGATAAAGAAACTGGTATAGAAAATGGAGCAGTTCTAATATCTGGCGGCACAGCAGCAGCAACAAGAACAATAGGAATGTTAGACACTTTAGGTTATCACAACATTCACTTATTTGGTTTTGATTGTAGCATACCAAATGTAACAGAGGAAGAAAGAAAACTAAAAGACGAGTCAGGTAATCCAAAGTATATTCATGTAGAAACAGGTGGTAAAAAATTCTTTACAACTGGTGAACTCTTGGCACTTGCCCAAGACTTAGAAAGAATGTGGGAAGAAAAAGACCTTCAATTAAATATTAAATACTATGGCAAAGATAGCTTAGTAGCTCAGATATGGGAACAGTCATTCTATAAAAATGAATACGCAACCTTTGTGGAGGCGCAATGCCAGAGCTAAAAGAGAAGCAAGAAAAATTTTGTCAGCATTATGTTGTTAGTCGTAATGCTACTAAATCAGCAGAGGCAGCAGGGTATAGTGAACGCTCTGCTTACAATCAAGGATACAACTTACTACAACGTGAGGATGTCAAGGAAAGAATTAAGGAGTTAGAAGGTGAATTTACTACGGACGTTGATGTCATTGAGGAACTGGAGAAACAATATGAGGCAGCCAAGTCTCAGGGACACGGGCAGACTGCGCTTAAAGCACTTGAATTATTGTCAAGAGTTAGGGGTAATAACGCCGAAGATGAAAGCTCAGATGACATTGATTCTCTTGAAGGAGAGATACGAGGAGCAATGCAGGTTATCGGAAAAGAAAAGATTTACGAACTACTTATGGAAACCTTTCCAGAAGATTTTCAAGACGAGGAAATAGAAGATGAAGATTGAAATTATACTACTAGCTGTGTGTCTTGTACCTCTATGCTGGCTGTTATATGATGTGCGCTCATTCAGAAAACAAATACAGGCGTGGATTAATGAAGATAAAGACAAATAAGACTGCATTTGTAACAGGCATCACAGGACAGGACGGAGGCTACCTAGCAGAGCTTTTGCTTGATATGGGATATGATGTACATGCATTGAGAAGACGCTCTGCTGGGGCAAATATGAGGCGTATAGAGCATATTCTAAATCATCCTAACCTTTTCCTACATTATGGTGATTTGACAGACACAGGATGTCTTATGAAACTGTTCGCAACCTATCAGTTTGATGAGGTGTACAACTTAGGCGCACAGTCACATGTCCGTGTGTCGTTTGATATACCAGAATATACAGCCGATGTTGATGGTCTTGGTACTCTTAGGCTGTTAGAATGTATGCGTACACTAGACATGTTAGAGACAACACGATTCTATCAGGCATCTACTTCTGAATTGTACGGCAAAGTACAAGAAGTTCCACAGACAGAGACAACACCTTTCTATCCTCGCTCGCCCTACGGCGTTGCTAAATTGTTCTCTTACTGGACAGTTAGGAATTATCGTGAAGCCTATGGTCTACATGGTTCTAATGGTATATTATTTAACCACGAATCACCTTGGCGTGGTGATGAGTTTGTTACACAAAAGATTGTTAAGGGCGTAGCAGATGTTATATCAGGAAAGAAAGATAAGATTAGTCTAGGTAACTTAGATGCTCAACGTGATTGGGGACACGCAAAAGATTATGTAGAGGGTATGTATAAAATGGTGCAGCATGAACACGGTGACGATTATGTATTAGCTACAGGTGAGATGCACTCTGTTCGTGAGTTAGTAGAACTATGTTTTAAAAAGATAGACTTTATAAATATACGTTGGGAAGGTGAGGGAGTTGATGAGAAAGGTTACGACCACTACGATAACCTTGTTGTAGATATTAACCCTGAGTTTTACAGACCATCAGAAGTTGACCAACTATTAGGTGATGCTTCAAAAGCAAAGAAGGTGCTTGGATGGAAACCCAAATACACCTTTGAGACTATGATTCAAGAAATGATTGATGCTGTTTAGTAAAAACTAAATCCTCCGTAAAAAGGCATACCACCAAATGAAGGTTGTGTAGGCTCTATTGGCTCTGGTTTAGTATATTCACCAGCTTGAAACTGACCACCTTGACTGTATAAAGGCATATAACTATTCATAAAGTTATAAGCCATGCCGCCTAACCCACCATAAGGATTCATAAACATACCCATAGGATTAAAACCACCCATACCAAACGGCATCATTCCCATAGGTTGTTGATAAAAGTTAGGCATTTGCTGTCCACCACCTGTATTCATCAAATCTTTCTGACCCGGATGAACAGCAGGTTGTAGCGTTCCTGTATTCATCAAATCTTTCTGACCCGGATGAACAGCAGGTTGTAGCGTTCCTGTCCCCTCCTCAAATCCTTTAGGCTTTACAGAATCATCTGCAATACCAGCTAATCCACTACCATCCGGTTTGAATTGATTTCTATATGCAACAGGGTCAAAATTTTCCACTGTACTTCTCCTACTTTCTAAATGCGCCTATTGATTTAACACCAAAGCTTGCGCCTATTGATACAAGGATTCCCCAACTTAACCACTCTGGACAATCCTCTCTTAAAAATCTAAAACCTTCTGCTATGTATGGCTGTGCTGGTGGATAGAAACATGCACATAGCATCCCGACGAAAAAAATTGTCCACAATTCGTCTTTCCACGAGTCTGCTGAAGCTGTCATAGCTTTCTCTTCCCAAGCTGATTCACTGGCTGCGTGTTTAGCTGCACCCTCTAGCTTTGCAAGCTCTAGCTTTTGTTTTGCTTGGGCTTTCTTTTGTTTGCCCTTCAGCCATGTACCAGCTAGTCCTGCGATTGGTCCTAGTAATCCTTGTAACATTATTCGTCTTCTCCTGTCTCCATCATTTGTGCAAGCTTGTAGGCTCTTCGTTTGACTTGACTTGCCCATCTTGAGTCGAGCATTTCCATCGCTGCTTTTTTGTAGTCTCCATCTTCCAAAGCTCCCCACATATTTGAAAAGGCAGATAGACGAGGTATCCCAAGATTAAAAGCCATATCAAGAAGAACCCTAATCCGTACCTCACTAAGCCCCACAACAAAAGGAAACTTTCTAACAAGCTCTCGCTCAACAATCTCAATATCGTTCTCACATAGAAAACGGGCTTCGTCTTCAGTAATACCACGGTCATCAAGATTACGCCCAATTCCAATCGTGAGATGCCCAGCCGTACATCTGTAAGGTTTAAGTTCCAACCCTTCGTGATAGATGATAAGGTCAATTAGTTTCTCCTTGTTATACTCCATTATTATTCTCCATCAAACAAACGTATTCTATCAGAATTTATTTCCATATCATCTAGTATTTTTTCAATTTTAAAAGGAATACCTTGTAAAAATATTTCTTCATCTGAAGGTCTTAATTTTACAGGTCTAAATCTATTTTGTCTACTAAACTTTAGAAGATTTTCAAATTCTTTAGGAGCATTTTTATAACCTCCTGCTTGATAACCATCTAATATTACTTGCTCTCCTCCCCCCTCAACACGATTTTTAAATATTGTTTCATAATCATCAACTACTGCTGAAAATTTTCTTTGATTTTCCAAGCCTCTTTCTATAGAATCGTTAGCTTTACTTTGAATTTCTTGAATATACTCTGGAGTATCTTGTATAACTCGTGCATTTTTCTTTAAATAATCTTGAATATTTTTATTTGAACGCTGCCAGTCTTTTAATGGCTGGTCAACATTAAATTTAACTGAACCTGAAAAATCAGCGCTGGATTGTTTTAAACCAATAAAAGCAGGAAAACTAAATTCATCTTCAGCATAAGCTATTCCATATTCTTTTACTGGTCTAATGTCTTCTCCATATTTTTCTTTTTGAGCGTAATAATCTTCTGCATTATCAACATATCTTAAAGTACCTATATTAAATATATCTCCTGCTAGTCCAAGGTATGCAGGTATTTGTTGACTAAAAGGAGCGTCATCCATTTCACTTGATTGTTTATAAAATTTTCCAAAAGCATCTGTTAACATTGAAGGAGCAATATAAGGACTTAATATTTCACTAGCTGTTGCAAACAATGCTTTATTCATTTGGTCTTCAGAATAAGTACCATCTTGTAACAAAGCATTAAACATAGCAGCAGGTCTTTTAAGATAACTTGTGGGGTCTATCCTACCAAAATTAAAATAATCTAGTACTTGTCTTTCTTGTTGACCTCCCTTTCCTGTTTTTATAGTTTCTATTCCAGATGTATATATTCTTGGAGACATATAATCAAAATCAGAAACAACAGACCTTTCAAAAGCATCCTCTTCTTCTTTAGTTATACCTGCTAATTCTCTTGAATATTGTTGCATAGCATATGGAGTAATAGCTAAAGCATTTATACCTGCTAATCTTTTAGCCCCCGCAGCCATTAAAGCTGGGTCGCCACTAGCTAAATCATTTGCTGTATACGTAAATAAATTCTTAACAATTCTTGTTGACTCTGCAGGAAAAGCAGCAAACTCTCCAAAGAAAGGACCACTACTAACTTTTTTAACTGCTTTTGGAATCATACTGTAATTAGGAAGTAAGTCTCTAGTTCTTTGAGCAGCAGCTATTTCTAAATTAGGTAAGTCTAAATCTCGGTATGTTTTAGATTTACCCATATAATTCATAGTTTTTTCAAAGTGCATCATCTTAAATAAATCATCTTGAAGTTGATAAAAATCTGTTAATTTTTTAAAACCTAACTGACTTAAACTAACTGCACCTCTAACAGGAAGTTTAATAACATCTTCTGCTGTTTGTGTCACGCTTGTTGGATTTGATAAAAGCTCATCAAATAATTTTGGATTATCGGCTATACTTTGAAGTTGTTTTTTTAATATATTACCTTTTACGCTTTGACCTAATAAACCTAGACCTTGGTATTTAGCTACAAAATCACCAAGCTCTTTATTACTCATACCCAACATTTTTGACACAAAATTATTTTGCCCAAACATTTGAGAAACACCTACTTTAGATGCTTTTCCTAATCCTTTTCCAATAGGAAGCATACCATTAGCAATCATTAAAAGAGCATTACCCATTACATTAACACCCATTGTTGCGGTAGATGCTACAGTTGCTCCAGTTGTTAATAGACCCCGTCCTTTCAGTAACGTCCTCATTAAAAACCCGTCGGGTCTTGTAACATCAAGCCCTTCTTCTATAAATTTTTTATATTCAGGAGTAGCATAAACATCTTTAAAAGGATTTTTAACTTGACCTTGAGAAACAGAACCCCGACCAAAAATTTGTCCAAGTCTTTGCTCTGCCACCTCTTCTAAACTAACCAAACCTTTAGAAACTGCTTCAGCCTCTCTACCTTTTCCTTGTATAGCTTTTTGATTTTTAAGCATTACTTTAGCTATATCTTCTAAAAAATCTGACTCAGCAAAAGCTGTTGAAATATTAGACATGGTAGTAATATAGTTTCTATATGGGTCTTTTATTTCTCCTAGTACTTCTCTTATTGATGCGGGTAATTTTTTTCTTTGCTTGCCAACGTATTGGTCAGCTATTCTTGAATCTTGTTGTAGTATTCCTTTAAATATATTAAATGTACTTTTATCTGTTCCTGACTTTTGAATTATTTTAGCCAGGTCATTTAAAGCTGCTTGAGAACTTCTTCCAGAATTTTTTCCTAAAACATCTACTAAACTAGCAAAAAAACCATCGGGGTCTGATGCTCTCATTGCAGCTGCATCTCCGTTTTTAAAAGCTGAATAAAAAGATTTAAAACTATCTACTACTTTTTTTTGATATTTTCCATAATCAAAAAATTCATAATCACGAGTAACGTAGCTGTCACCTGTTTTACCAATTCTTGCTTTTAATTTACCTTTTGTAAGCCCTGTCATCTTTGATAGGTTTCTAAACTCACCGTCCATTTCTTTTACAAGAGTGGCAATATCATCAGGTAACTGCCTTAATAAATTATTGTAAGCAGAATCTTTAGGACTTGTCATCCATACATCATTAATTATACGTTTAACTTTGTTTCTTTGCTCACCTTTTTTAGTACCTTTATTAACTAAATTTTTTAAATCTCTTGCTCTACCTTCAAGCTGCATAGATAAAGCTGCACCAAAATTAGTACGCCTAGTTAATAAATCCAAAGACTGGTTATCAGTTCCAGCCCTAGAAGATAAGTTTACTCTCCAAGATGGCGGCAATATTTCTAATCTTTTAATACCTTCAGCAGCTTTTTTGATTTGACCTGTAGGAACTTGCTTTACACCTTCTTTTAAACTTTTTATAAAAGCACCACCTATTGCTGTAAAACCTAAAGCGTCTATAAAATTATTTAAATATCCTTCTGCTGCTGAGTTATTAGGATTTCTCTGTAATTCTTCAGAGGCTTTTTTTGCTTCTGGATTATCCATAACAGCATTATAAACATCACCTAAAAATTCTGGAGCAGTATCAATAAATAAACTTTCTCCATACTCTGGTGATGCATCATCCATAGCAGCCCACAAACCAGCAGCACCAATACTACCAGCAGTAAATTTACCAAGCTTACTTTTAAATAATTTTTCTATATAAGCTCTTGTTGGACCTTCAAAAGATTTTGTTTGTTTAAAAGAAGGAGCTAATTTTTTTGTAGCTTCTTTTCCCATCTTACCAACACTTGCTATACTTAAAATATCAGCAGCTATAGGCTCTACAAAACCATCACCATGATAAGGGTCAAAATATTTTTGAAATAATTTTCTATAGCCGTTAGGAATTTTATCTGCTATAGTATCAAACGCTTTTTGATTTCTTTCGTATATTTCGTCAAAACTTTTATCAGGTCTAATTCCATATTCTACAGCAGTTCCTGCAAAAGCTACAGTGTCTCCTATATTTTCTACTAACCTACCACCTAAACGAGCTATAAGCTGTGACCCCGGTATATCTGGAAGAAAACCTTTTTGTTCACCACCCCACTCTGCCATAATAATGTCACGACCTTCAGATTCAGGTACATCTCCAGTTATTTTTCTAAACTCTTTAATACTTTTACTATACTCTACAGGATTAACACCCTCACTTATTATAATATCATTATATCGTTTTTTTATTTCTTCGTCTTTTATTTTTTCCCTTTTATTTTTAGATGCATTAACCTCTTCTTTAAGTTGTTTAAGTTTATCATTTATCTTAAAAAACTTACTACTATAAGGAGAAACAGGATTTAATTTTGTATTATCATACATTATTTGTGTTATCCTCTACTGTGAAGCATTCCCATATTGATTTTGAAAATCCTCAAAGCTTAAATCTGGCTCCTTAAATACAGTTCTTTCGTCAAGGTCTGTATTTAAATTTTGTTCTTTTTCAGTTAATGCTAAACTACTAAAGTATCTTTTAAATATTTCTTGTTCTAAATTATTATATGCAGTGTTTTCTTGTGATAATGTTGGAGAGCTACGTGCTATTCTTTGAGCTAAAGCTCTAGCATCATTTACAACAGAGTTCATTGTTTTCTTTTCTTCAGAATTTAAATCTCCACCTTTTAATTGCATTGCTATTTTTTCAAAATCACCTATAGAACTACCGCTACCCACATCAAGAGTATACGTACTAGATAAATTTAAATCACCTAAGTTTTCTAACAAATCAGATATAGATGTAAGTTTAGCAAGTTCAGCCGCTTGTTCTTTTGCAGGTAAATCTCTTATTTCTTTCTGTATTCCAGATAATGTTTGAAGGGCTGGTTGTGCGCCTTCACCTACAGCAGCTAATGCTCCTCTTGAGGGGTCAGCAGCTAAAATACCAAGACCTGCTTGCGCTAAAGCAAATCCTTTATCTTGCTCTAAATCTTTCTTTCTTTGTTCTGCATCATAAAGGTCTTTTTGTAAGATAGATAAGCTTCTTTTTTGTATATCTGCAGCTAATTCAGGGTCAACTAAAGATGATTTATTTCCTCCTAAATCAGTTAGTCCAGTAATATCTTTTATACCTGTAGTTATTTGAGATTCTGAAGAAGCTACAGCATTCTGTAAATTTTGTTTTTCTGTATCAGTTAATGGTTTTTTTGTATCTGGGTTTACTCCTGATTTTAAAATTTGCTCTGCTTGTTTTCGTCTTACTTCCAAATTTAAAGGATTAATTAAACCAGCATTTGACCTATACACAGTAGATAATCCACCGCTTCCTATATTACCACCTTGATTAAAAAAACCAAGTCCACGACCAAGACCAGCTGCAGTAGTAATACCACCTACAGCTTGTTGGAATCCTGAAGGCATAGATTGTGGTCTTGATAAATAACCTGATGGTACACCAAATGCCATACCAGCATATCTTTCTAATTGTTGAGTTGGAAACTCTCTAGCCTCTCTAAAATCACCATAAGCTACATCTGCACGTTGTTGTCCAAGACCACGCTGTGCCTCACCAACACCAGATAAGTAGCCAAGCTCACGATAACCTTGACCAAGAGCTTGTTGACCAAGTGAACCATACTGACCAGATAACGAACCTAACCCACCAGCTAGTTGACCATACTGTCCCGCAAGTCCTGCAATACCAGCACCAAGCTGTTGCTCTCTAGCTCTTTGTGCAGCAGCCTCGCCTAAACCTACTTGTTGTTGTTGTGTTGCAGTTTGTAATGCTTGTTGATATGCTCTTTGTTGACCAAGAGATTGAATATCAGATAGTCTTTTACCTAAATCAGAAGCAGCTTGTGATTCAAGAATAGCCTGACGAGAGCCACCAAATCCTCCCATACCTGCAGACTTAGCACCAATTGCTTGTGCAGTTTGTAAAGCATCTTGTCGTGCCTGTTGTTTTTCAATATCAATAACAGCTTGTTGATATGGGTCCATATACTTTTGTATATCTTCGCCTGTTAAAGCAAATTTACCAATTTCATCTTTACCAATTTCACGAGCAGCATCACGTTGAATATCACCAGACTCAGATAAAGCACCTGCTCCTACACCAAGAGCCTGACCTGTTTGTCCAAGATAACCGTAAGCTGGTGTATAGTAAGCAGCAGAAGATGTAAGACCCGGAGCCATAGATGCTAGACCATATTGTCCAGCCATTTGTTGAATACCTGATTGTGCGGCTAATTCTTGTGGTGTAAATCCTACAACACGTTCACCGGGATATTGTTGATATGGTTGTTGAAATTCTCCTTTAGCTCGACTAAGAACATCAGTAACATATGGTTTAAGTGTAGGAGCAATATCTTGTTGTTTAGCACCGCCCCCGCCTTTACCTCCAAAGCAGATATTAGAGTTTAACTTTTTATTAAGAAATTTATTTTCTGTTTCAATAACACAATTAAATAAATCATCAAACTCGTATTTATTTTTTTCTTCTATTAGAATCATATTCTTATCTCACTTCTTTTATAACAAGAGGCTTTTCCTTATAGCCATATTTTTTATTAATTTTTAACCAGCCTTTTCTACCGCCACCAGAAATTCTAGTGCAATTAAAATGTTTTGCTATTTCCATAGTACACTCATCATAATAACTAAAGTCTATCTTCTTACCTTCCATTGAAGATGTATATATAGAATGTAAATAACAATTTAAATCATAAGGTATAACACAGGTTACAAATATAAAAGATAGTTCTCCATCTTCTAGTACAGCATAAAGCTGCCACATATTATTTACAAGTCTGCTATAAACGCCTTGCAAGCTATGGTCATCATCTCTAGCTTTTTGCCTAGCCTTTTCTATTAGCCCTCCAAATAAATCCCAATACTCATGTATTTCACTTGGAGGTATTTGCACATATTCTTTTGTCATTAAGTAAGTCGGCTAAGTTCTTTAGCCCCATCAACCTGTTTGGGCTGTGCCTCCTTACCATATACTTTCTCTCTCAAAGCTAATCTAAAATCATCTAGTTTTTCTGCACCAGCATCAGAAGAACCATTGCCTAATGCTGCTACTGTAAATGCATCCATAACATATTCGTCAGGACTTAACATTGCTTGTTTAATTTGTGGGTCGCCTACAACTTCAAATGATACATTGTCTGACATACCATCACCTTCTGGTGCTTCTACCATTCCAGAAAACATTCCTGCATCACCACCTTGTGCCATATAAGTTGCAGGTACATCTCCCATACTTCCACCTTCAGCAGCCATGCCGCCAAACTGTGCAGGTATTTGCACAGGTGAATAGCTAAAGAACTGAGGTGTAGCACCTCCTTGTCTAATGTATTTATCTATATCTTCTTTAGAAGCTGTCTGTGTTTTTTGTGTAACAGGAACTGTAGATGGTGGAGTATATGTAGGTTCTTTAGGCATCTCATATAACGCAGGATTACTAAGGGCAGCACCAGCAGCACCGCCAGCAATACCTTTTAGTCCAGCTTGTTGCAATCCAAACTTAGCTGTTTCTCCTAATCCTTTACCAGCTATATCTTTTACACCATATTTAAAAGCTTCTTGTCCATATTTTTTAAGACCTTCTTCCCCTAACTCTGTAGCTATCGATTCTGGAAGTTGTGAAGCAGCTTTTTGACCTACACCTCCTCCTCCTCCCGGAGTTAAAACACCAGCAGTCAAACCAGAACCTAAACCTTGCAGCGCAGCTTCTTCTAAACTGTCGCCTTTTAGTAAAGCACCACCTGTTGTACCTATACCTGTAGCAACACCTGTTGCAGCACCAGCACTAGTAATACCTATTTTACCAAGAGCAGCAGCAGCAGCTGGACCAAGTAATGCTGCACCAGCAATACCACCGAGAATAGGAAGAATATCTTTAATTTTAAAAGCTTCAGGCAAACCAGTAGAAGGATTCTGGGTCAACCCGCCCGGTCCTGCTAGTGCATCCAGTGTTTTAAGTTCCGTAGGATTAACATGCACTAACGTATTATCACCCATACGCCCCTTCATAGCAGCAAGTCCCATCAGACCTGACATAGGTGCATTCATATTTTGTCCATAAGCCATACTATTTTTCCTTGTTAATTATCTTATTATACAATATATTATTGAAATATACCAGCCCGTTAATTAAAATCTACCCAGCCTGTGCCGCTTACATAGCCTCTATATTTACCAGCACTAGCTGCAAAAGCTACATCACCATTAGCAGGACGACCTATTTCACTTACAGATACTACTGTGTATATCTTTGTAGAAGGCTTTCCATCTACTTGTGCATCTCTTGTATCTAGTTCACGAGCAAGCTCATTACCCCAACTACGCAAACTATCATACAAATCTATAATACTTTTTGGTGTAAAGTATGTAGAGAATCTAGGATAGTTAGCCATCTATCTTTCTCCATCAGCTTGCATTGACATACGAACACCGCCCCAACGCCAGCCACCAGTATTAGTACCAGATACTTTTACAGTTGCCGCCCTTCCTCTAGCTCTCATATTAACTTTATTTGTGTTTTGCCCTATAACAAAAGGTCCTTTTTCTTTTTTAGTACCAGCAGGATAATCTTTAATTGTTACAAAAAAGTTTATTTGTTGTCCTGCATCAAATTTATAATCAGGTATAAGTTTATCAATAAACATAAGTTGTTTACCTGTATCTAAATCAAACTCTGAAGATTCTAAAAAAGATGTAAGTTCTTTACCATCCCCCGTATAAACATCTTCAGGCTCGTTGTTCCATACGTATAAATCATCTGTAGCTGATGTACGCCCTGTCATAAGTGTAGTACGATATACATTTCTGTCTTGGAAGGTAGTTACTATACCATCTTCAAATAATTTACCATATACCCATGTACGTTCTTCTGTATTATAAATTACATACGCATTGGGTTCTGAACTATCTGCCAACGGATACAACCAAATAATTTCTTTAAATTCTGAATTAATACCTGCATAAACTTTCTCTTGGTTAGTCGTGTTAAAATCTTCAAATAGTTTTCTTCTTATTGTGCAGGGCATTGTTTGAACACGACCATCATAAGCAAAGAAATTATTTTGACCCATCCAATAAGATACACCATCATAGTCGATAGCAGCATGTGGACCAATCAAACCACAGTTAGAACCTACCTGCGTAAAACTAAATATAAAAGGTGGACCAACAAATTGTTGAATATACATCGCATTGTCTGTCCATATATTAATAGCATTTCTAGAACGAATAGCACCTACAATCTTAGCACCCTCAGTAAGAACAACCTCACCAGAAGTAGTGTTAATAGATGGTGTCCAGTTTGCAAAGTCTTCTTGGTCAGACCAACGAACAACCATATTATCAATAGGTGCAGCAGCAGAAGCAGCAAAAGATTTAGTACCATAACACACTACATGTCTATCGTTAGGTGATACAAGAAATGTATTAGCTGATGGAGAAGCGGTTACAACAACAGTCCTAGTTGGAATAACAGATAAACTAATATCAAGGTGTAAAAGATTATCACCTCTACGTAAAGCAAGAAGGTCTTCACCCCAAGTATCAAGTGTCCATTGATTTGCTAAAAATGTAATAGCAGATTCAGATGCAGGGTCATTCCATCCCCTTGCGCCAACTATAGTAACACCTGCATTGAAAACACCTGCCCCATAACCTAATCCTTGAATATCATCTGATTGTTGCGTATCTAAAAGAAAATTAATAGACCCTGTAGTACCTTGATTAGAACTTGCGCTTTCAGCGGTAACACTTACATCAACAAAAAAATGATTAGAGCCTTCTACACTTACAGCAGTTTTAACTCCATTAAGATTAATGTTACCACCCAGACTTACATTAACATCAGTAAATAATATTCTATCATTAACAGATACAGAGTGAGCGTTAGAGCTAACTTTAACTAATGTATTATTAGTAAATGTTTGAAAGTTACCATTAACACTAACTGTAGATATAATAGGCGTTACATCATAAAAGGTTTCATTCTGAACTGTATATAATTGTATGTTAGTTCCAAAAGCTTGGTAAGGTCTTGAGTTATTGTCTGTCCAAGTTAATAAGTCACGAGCAATGCCATTAATATCTGTGTCACTAAACTTTTGGTATCCCCTAAGATTTTCTGGTTTACCCTGACGAAAACGTACACGATTACCATCATACCATTTACCCTCTTCAGAGTATTGGGTAGACTCCCTATGAAAACCGGGAGCAAAATCTAATTTTACTAATTGTGATGCCATATTAATTAAATTCAAATGTTGTGCTTGTTATATTTGCACTATTAGTGCCAAAAGGATTTTGACTTATTGTAGTAGACCAAGACCAAGAAGTTGTTCCGTTTTGAGATAAATAGGATGCATCTGTTCTATTAAAAGTATCTGAGCCAGCATTAGTTGTAAGTTTTAAAGTTGAAAAACCTGAGTTAGAAAAAGTTCCTGCAACTTCAAAGTTTAGTGTACCTGCAGCAGCACCACCTGATTGTGTTGATTCTGCTAAAACTATTAAACTAGCACCACTTAAAAAATCTACAGAGCTATCACTAACACTACCAAAATTTACATTATTAATTAATGTAAAAAAACCTTGTTGAGAGTTACCGTTTTTAAAACCTCTAAAAAAATACTGACCTAAAAAACCAAAGTCAACACTTGTGTATCCATTAGTAACTGTTCCAGAATATAAGTTATCAGCAGCACCGTAAAAATCTGTTATTTTTATTTGACCGCTAGTAGGAACACTAGAATTATTAGATGTATTAGGAACAAGACTACCACCACGATAATATTCACTTAAAGAATGTGGAGCAGAGCCACCAAACTCACCCACTATATCATTGATACTTAGTTGTCCTGAACTTGGTAAAGCCATTTAGCTACTTACCTTTCAATTCTTTTACTTCTTGTGCTAATTCATTTATTGCATTAATTAATACAGCTATAAGTTTTTCGTACTTAACAGCTTTGTATCCATTATAGTCACGTGTCTCAACAAGGTCAGGCAATACTCTTTCTACTTCTTGAGCTATCACGCCAACATCATGTCCTGTATATACATCCTGTGCTTCTTCATCCCAATCAAATTCATAACCAGTTAACTCACCAACAATATCTAAACTATTTTTAATAGGCTCAATATTATTTTTAAGTCTTTCGTCTGATGAATAAAATGCTACAACATCTCCTACACAACGAATAGTATTAGCTGTTGCACCTGATGTCTGACCAACCATTAAACCTTCAAAGTGAACATTACTAGTGGTGTTTAATGTTTGATTTGCTGTATATGTTGTAAATCCAGCACCATTTGTAAGTTGATTATTATTTGTAGGAATAGATGAATTAACAGATGTAATAGCATCTAAATTAGTTTTTGTTAATACTGATACTGCAGCAATAGCTACAGTGTTAGCATCTATTTCTGTTTTAAGAGTAGCAGATGTACCAGCACTAGCAAACACAGTTGAGTCAGGTTCTTCCATAGTTGTAATGTTTGTACCATCTGTAGCCAACATCATACTACGTCCCTGACCTACACCAGTAACAGCAGTACCACCTGCATTTTTAAACATTAGATTATAATCACCTGATGTATCGTTTCTTACAAAGTAAATTTTTTCTACTGCTGGCATTACTACTGTAACATCAGCATCAATAGCACCTATAAACTTTAAACCAAAATTACGAGATTGGTCAGTAGTACCATTAATACCTGTTAAAGAAACAGAGGTAGCAGCAGAAACATCTATTTGCTCAAACCCTGCAACAGCTTCATCTACAAGGTCAATAACACCGTTATTAAGTTTTAATCCCCAAGTGTTAGCGTTTTCACCATCAGCTTGTTTTTCTAATCTAATTCTTGTTGTATAACTACTCGGCATCTTCTTCTTTTCCTAATATTGTTCTAACTGTATTTGTTTCATATATACGAATACAAACCCAAACTAACGACAAAAGAGCCGTGGCTTCGGGTATCCATGCCATAAATGCACTAATGGTTACACCACCAGCGGCAACATCGGCTACTTGTTTTGCTTCTTCTGTCATCATAATAGTTCCTTTATTTTACCATATAGTTAGTAGTTTTGCAATGCTATCGCCTTTTCTGATATTGAGAACTCACCAAGCATGTTGTTAAACAGTAAAGAAAACTGTTCCCATTAAAAAGTTTGAGTTTGCGCTATTGGTAAAGTTAGTTGGACCTAAACCATTGTCAAGGTCATCTCTTGCATCTGAGCTTGAGTTGGTTATTAAAATTGCATAGTCATTTCCGTCATTAACGTAGCCTGTTTGTGGAGCTTCAGTAGTAAATCCACTGGCATAATTAACAAGCAAACCACCTGCTCTTTGTGCTGTTCCTGTACCTGACGCATTTGTCGAAGCAGTAAAAGGAAAACCACCTATCACAGCACTACCCGAACCTCCACTAAACGCATCTGTCCTTATTTGAAACCTTGCGATAACCTGTCTGCCTATCTTAACGTACTCACCAGTTGCTTTGTCGTAAGTAATTGTAGCTCCACTCGTTGTAAATCCATAAGCAGGTGTCCATGTACCTTCTTCATAATCATCAAGTAAGTTAGCTGAACCAGTGCCACCTATATATGCACCGCCGCCAAGATAAAGGTCTTTAAAACGTCCATTTGATTGCCCTAAATCTGTCGTATTATCACTTAACGCACCTGCCGTAGTTACAGGAAGCATCGTCTTAGAACTTGCTGCAAGCCTTAAAGCCGCATGATTGTCATCTACCCCGGCAAAAAATACATCACCATTGACTGACCCAATAGACCCAACAGTTGTGCCATCTTTTCTAAAAGCCGCAAGCGCACCATCATCAGTTAGCCTATTTAGAACAAAAACAAGCCCACCATCACGAGTGTGAATAGCAGAGCCGTTGTTAGAAAATATATGTCCAGACAAATTACTATCAACAGTTGATTTAGCAATAAGCATATCGTCAGTAATAGTTGCAGTGTTGGCTGTAATTCCATTGGTAAACGTGCCGCTAAACACAGAGAACACATCGTAGACAATAACTTCCAGTATATCGCTTGCCGTTGCCCCAGAACCTAAAACAATACTTGTAAGACTTGTGTCCGTATAGTCAGCAGGGTCAAGAAGCACACCATTAAGGTAAACATCTACATAAGCACCATCTGAATATGATAATGCATTGCCACTGTCATCAGTATTAAATGTAGTTTGTCCACCCGTAGCAGTGTAGATAAATCTACTACGAACTCCAAAACCATCTGTTGTTCTACCAATGTATGCCATTAATTATTTTCCTGTTAAGTTGAGTTGTAAGTAAAAGCAAATCTACAAGTAAAATCACTTGCATCTACAGCAGTTCTTAGCAGTGTGGTGACTGTTGTACTACCACCTCCAACTACACGATATAAAAATGCTTCTGTTGTACCGTCATCAGGAGCAACAGTTATTGTGCTTGTTGTAACTCCTAAATTTTGAAAATAATAAAAAAGACCACCATCTTCCAATGAAGTGCCGCTTAAATGGTCAGCAACAGTAAAGGGTAGACCGCTTATTTTAGCCCCTACCGCTGATGCTGTTCCACTTGTGCAATCTGTAAGTATACCAGAGCATTGAACTCTTCGACCAATTTTAGTATATACTCCATCAGAAGAACTAAAAGTCATACCAGTTATACCGGGTGTCCAATCTCCCTCTTCGTAATCATCAAGAGCATTAGCTGCCGCCGTGTCGCCGTTGAATGTCAGACCGCCGCCTGAAAGGAGGCGCATACGTTCTGTAGAACCCCCTGAAAAGAAAGTCATATTGTCACCACTAGCACCTAAGAATACATGAGCATTTCCGCTTGTTGAATTATCCTTAAATGCTAAATACGCATTTGCATCGCCTGATTCTATTATTGCATTTATATTTGCAGAAGCGTGAAATACATGAAGCATTTCTGCTGGTGAAGTCGTGCCAATGCCAACCTGTTCACTACTATCAATAGTCACAGCCGTAGCGTCAGCCGCACTGCTATTTATGCGGTTAATGCTATTGGCTATGTCTCTTGGTCTAGTCATTAAAGTGTCTCTTTATTATCCGCAAATGTTTCGTAGGCTGATTTTACATCATCTGTCCACACAGCGTTACATACTGCTTGTACTGATGCGTCTTCACCTGAGATATCTGTGTCAGCCCATGAGCCGCTTGACTTATCACGACAGTGCAAAACGTGTCTGTGATATGTACGGCTAATTTCTGCACCATCATCTTTTACGATTGTTGCCTTACGAACTTGGACATTCTTATGTTCGCCCCTAACCTCGCAGTCATATTCAAATTCTTTTGTTAAAGCCATTTTAGTCTCCTATGTTATCGTGGCGGGATTGCC